GTCTTGCTGACGGTCTTTGTACCGTCAGCGGCGATGGTGGTCACGGTCTTGACCGTGCGCTCTACACCGTCGATGATCTCGGTGCCGGTGGCGGTGATGGTCTGCTTCTGCTGGGTGGTGCCGTCCTTCAGGGTCTCGGTCACGCTCTGGGTGACCGTCTCGATGCCGTCCACGAGGGTAGTTGCGGTGTTGGTGACAGATGCCACAACCTGTGCTGCGGCGTCCTTCGCCAGCTTCTCGTTGGTGGTCAGACCCTGTGCAAGACCCTTGCAGATGTTCATGCCGATCTCGTCAAAGACCTTGGAGGGCGAGTGGATGCCGAGGAGGTTCTTGACGGAATCCACCATGCCCGCTACCTTGGACTTGACGCCGGACACAAGGCCGTCCCATGCACCGATGATACCGTTCTTGATACCTAAGACGATGTTGGTGCCGATGTTGCCCCATTCGGTGTAGTTGCCGTCCCAGACGCCCACGATCTTGGCAACGCAGGCAATGGCAGCTTCTCCAAGGTTTGCGATGCCGAGCAGGATGCCTTCCACAATGGCCTGCAGCAGCGATGCGCCGCACTTGAGCAGATCCGGCAGATGCGAGATCAGCGCCGCGGCGAACTTCGCCAGCAGCTGCGCTGCCGCGGTGATCAGCGCAGGCAGGTTGTTCTGGATGCCTACGATCAGGTTCTCCAGGATCTTAATGCCAGCGTCAAAAAGATCATCCGCGTGGTCGCCCAGATACTGGGTCAGCTTGATGATGATGCCGGTGGCGGCGCTCATGACCATCGGGATCTTCTGCGTGATGCCGTTCACCAGACTGCCTATGATGGTCACAGCAGCATCCAGCATGGCAGCAGGACCGTCCTGCGACAGAATGGTGGTCAGGGTGGAGATCGTCTCCGTTGCTCCCTGCGCCAGCACCTTCAGTGCGGGCTCCATCTTGTCGTAGATCGCCAGCTGCAAGCCTTCCAGCGCGGACTGCATGATGGTGACAGCACCCTGCAGGTTGTCCAGCTGGGTGTCTGCCATCTGACCCATAGCGTCACCGGCGTTGTCGATCTGGGTGGCCAGAGTTTCCCACTGCTCACCCTGCGCTGCCAGCAGGCCGTTTACGGCTGCGAGGTCGGTCTTGTTGAACAGCGCATTGATGATGCTGTCCTTGTCGCCCTGCGTCATGCCGTCCATGACCGTATTCAGGTCGGTGAGGATATCATCCAGCTGGCGCATATTGCCTTGGGTGTCGTAGACCTCCAGCCCCAGCTGCTCCATGACCTCCCGGGCGTCCTTGGTGGGGGACTGCAGCGACAGGATGATGTTGCGCAGGTGAGTGCCGCCCTCTGCGCCCTTGATGCCCACGTTGGCCAGCAGGCCGAGGGCGGTTGTCAGCTCTGTGGTGCCGCCCTTCAGGTTGGCTGCGGTGCCGCCGACCGTCAGGATGGCTTCACCCAGCTGGGAAACGTTGGCGTTTGCCTTACTGGCAGCCATAGCCAGTTTATTGCCGAAATCGTCTACGTTCTGCTTGTTGGCTTCGATGTTCAGCGAAGCCATGGCATCGGTGACCAGATCAGACGCATAGGCCAGATCCATGCCGCCTGCAGCAGCAAGGTTCAGCACGCTGGGCAAGACCTCAGCGGCCTTGTTTGCATCGTAGCCTGCCAGCGCCAGATAGTTCAGCGCGTCCGCCGCCTGTGTAGCGGTGAACTTGGTGGTGCTGCCCATCTCCTTGGCGGTATCGGTCAGGCTCTGGATCTGATCCACGGTGGTGCCCATCGTAGCCGCCACCTGAGACATAGATGCGTCAAAGCTCATGCCTACGCCGACCGAGGACTTTGCCAGCCCCGCCAGCTTGCTGCCAGCGGCTTTGGCAAGATCGGAGATCAGGTTTCCGGCGGCCACCGTCATGGAGCTTATGCCCTTGGTAAAGCCGCTAGTGTCCAGCCGGGTGTCGCCGGTAATGCTGTAATCTGCCAATGTGTCCACCTCTCTTGAAAAGAGCGCGGGCACAAAGACACAGGCTGCTTAAATTTTGATCTCTATTTCCCGGCGGCAAGCCGGGTTTTTGCATTTGACCCACAGTCCCTGCGCGGCGGCTGCGGGCTCTGCCCATACTGGCAGGGGTCTGCCGCAGTAGGGGCAGGGGAGCGGCGCACGGTCAACGCTGCTGGAACCGCGCGAGGAAGGCTGCGTCGTGTTCGGCAACGGATACGGCACGCGGTGCACCCCCTTTCAGCCCCTGCGGGAGGGCGAAGAGCTCCCGCCGCTCCTCGTAGAAGCGGCGCTCCTCCGGGGACATTGCGGTCAGGTCTGCGGTGCGCCAGTGCATGATCTTGTGCATCAGGGTGTCCTCCGGCAGGCCGAGAAACAGCGCCCGGAAGCGCCACCAGTGCACCTTCTCACGGGTCAGGTCGATGCCATAAGCCTGCTGAAAGGCCGCCACAATATAGGAAGCGTCAGACGCATAGTCAAAGGCGACCGCATCGCAGCTTCCGGCAGCAGTGCTGCGCCGGTTTTCCGGTGTAGCTGTTTCGTCGCCAGCGTAGAAGCGGAGCATCGACTGGAAGGCATCCGCAGACTGCGGTGCGGGGATCTCCTCCCCGTAAAAGCGCCGGAATGCTCCCAGTGTGAAGCCGAGAGGGTCTTTTTCGGCTGCGCCCCGCAGATACTGGTTTGCCAGCCATACCATAGGCCGGAAGTCAGCGTTGATTTTGCGCCCCTCCCACATGGTCTCCGGGAGAGCGTTCAGCAGCAGATCAGCCATTTTCCAGCGCCGCCAGCTCTGCCAGCAACTGCTTGCGGCGCTCAGCCTTGTCCGGCTGTGCCGCCGGATAGCTCACCGGGGGCTTATGCCTGTGCTTATTCTCGGCACGGCGCTGTGCACGGTTGCCCTGCGGCTTCAGCGGCACGGTGACAGCGGCCTGTGCGGCGGCCTTTTCGGCTTCGATTGCGGCTTTGAACTCAGTAGCGACCTGCGTGCACTTGCCCAGATCGCTGCCGGTCAGACCAAGACGCTGCGATGCACCATCGCCCAGCACTGCATCAAAGTAATCCATCAGCACACGGCACTGGCTGCGCAGAATGTCAGAGTAACTTGCGTTCTCCTGCTCCAGCCGCTTTGCTTCAGCCTTGGCACGGCTGATCTGCTGCTTGGACGCAGCTTCCATGCGGTCGATGTCGTCCGCGTTCAGCGCGGAAAACTCAAACTCCAGATTGCAGATGATCATGTGATCTACCTCCTATAAAATGCGCCCCCGCCAAAAGCTGACAGGGGCGTTATCGGTTTGTACAGCGGGCTTAGCCGTGGTTCTCGGCAGTGTAGTCGAAGTCGTCCGGCACGCCGACGGCCTTGACGTCCAGAGCAAAGGTGGCGGCGGCACCGGCAGAGCCACCTGCGTCAGAGGTGACGATCAGGGAAGCGCTGCCGCATTCGCCCTTGCCGGTGCGGACGCTGAAGTACAGATACGGCACGATGACGTTCTGGCCGGAGCCGTACTTGATCGCGTGGCTCAGGACAAAATCCTGAAATGCGTCACCCACACAGCGGTTGCCGTTGACCGACAGGGTGCGCTGTACGCTGCCCTTGGTGGTGACAGGGCCGGTGCGGATGAAAGTGTCGTCGGTGGTAGTGGCGTTCAGGGCACCGGAGTGCTCCTTGACGTGATCGGCGCAGACGATCCACTTGGCCTTTTCGGTCTGGGTCGCCTTGTCGGTCTGGATGGCAAAGATGAAGTCATCGGCTTCCTCGATGCCCTTATAGTCGGCGCTGGGGGTGATGCCCTTCTGGGCTGCCAGCTGCGCGAGGGTCTCAGCAATGGTCATAGTTATCTCCCTTCCTGATAATACTGGAGTTGAAGTTGGATCTGAAACCGACAGCTGTCGGTATCTTGGCTCATAAGGTAACCCGGGGAAAGGCAGATGACCTTTTCCGCGCGCTTTCCGGGTGCCAGCTCCGGCAGCTCCCGGGCTGCGGACTTGCGTTCCACCCAATCTGCAAACTCGTCCCAGAACGAACAGTTTGCCGCTTGCTGCACGACCTCCGATGTGTAAGACATCCGGGAAGCGAGCACATAGTTGCGGGCTCTGCGGCTGCCCAGGAAAAACTGCTCCAGCATAGGTGCAGCCGGTGTAGCTTCCAGTGAGAACTGCACAGGCTCTGCGCCCAGATACTCAATGGAGAAGGCCACATCTCCGTCCCCCAGCGCGTTTGTCAGGGGACAAGTAGCCAACCAGTTGAGCATAGCCTGAATATCGGCGGTGTCGTTCACTTGGTTACCTCCTTGGCGCGGGTCTTGACAAAGGCGATGAATTCCTCCCGGTGGTCATTGACGCAGCGCTCGCCCCAGTAGGGGCCACGTCCGTCCTCCCGGACGCCCTGCCCGCAGGGGAGCCGGTAATACTGGGCTGCTGCATAGGGCGTGGTGTGCCGGATCTCGCCGCTGCCCAGCACGGTGCTGGTCTTGGCGCTGCCTGCCAGTGCACCGGTGCGCTTGGGCACATAAGGGGTCACCAGTCGGAGAAACTCGCCGTCTGCTTCTTTTTGCAGGCGTTTAAAGCCTGCTTCGGTACGGGACTGGAAGTCCGGCGACCACTGGATGCCCAGCTTGATAGGCTCGGCCATCAGGTTACCTCCACATACCAATGCGGGCAGCGCCCGGTGCGGTTGTCCTGCACACTGGTCACAACGCCGGTGCGTCCGCTGGGCAGTTGCACCTTGTCCTCTGGTGCCAGCGTCCAACAGGAGACGCGCTGCGCGTCCTCTGCGGCTTTGAATGCCACCGGGGTGAGGAATGTGCTTGCTGCATCTACGGGCGCTCCTGTGCCGCTCTGCGGGGCTATGGTGGTGTGCCCTGCAAAGATGCAGATCTGGGTGGTGCTATTCGGGGCAAAGCCATTGCCGGAGCCGGTGCGAACACAGGATACCTCGCGGCAGCTCACGCCAGACAGCATAACCGTGTAGCTGTTGCTGCTGGTGCCCTGCCGGATGCAGTGCGTAAGGGTGACACTCGCGTTTGCGAGAAGCGGTTTTCTCATAGCGTCCTCCCTCAGCGTCTGCGGGGCGGGCGGTAGCTTGCGCCCCGATACAGCATCCAGCGGGTGGCGGGGGCGGAGAGGGTCTGCTCTACGATCCGCAGCTGCTGTGCACCCAGATACGCCTGCTTGTCCATCCCGGTTGCGTAGCTTTCGGTGTAACCGTGGTTGCTCACGCTTGTTACACCGTCCCAGTCCGTGCCAAGCCCGGCGGCCAGATGCACCAGCCTTGCCTGACAATCCCGGAGCGCGCCGGTCTGCTCCTCGGTGTCGGCCAGAACGGCAGTCCAGCGGGTCGCGCTGAGAATGAACAGCGCGGCGTCACCGGCAAGCTGTGGGAAGCTGGTCTCGGACAGCGCATCCTCGGGGTACCGGCTGGCGTATTCTGCGTAGGTCAGCCAGTTGTCCATGGTTTAGCCCTCGGTAAAGTTGGCCTTGGGGATGCTGATCTTGCCCATGCGGACGTTCTTGTGGTCGAACTTCAGCTTCCAGTTGGCAGCATTGGTGAACTCCTCGTCCGTGGGGGTCTCCTTCTGGATGCTGTCAGCATCAAAAGAGATGCCGTTGGGATGCAGGATGAAGGAGCGGTTGTTGTACAGGATATCGGTGCCGCCTGCCTTGGCTGCGTCGTACTCAGTGGAGTCCGGGGTGATGACCTTGGGATTAGCGGTCAGCACGGAGCCCTGACCCAGCAGGAAGCTGTTGTAGTTGGTGCCGTCGTCGGTGCCACGGTCATTCTCGATGACCACCAGACCGTTGATGGTGGGCAGGCTGACTTCCTTCTGGAGCACGTTGGTGATGGTGTACTTGTTGTAGTTCAGCAAGCCCATCTTCTTGTACTCAGCCATGATCTTGGAGTGGACCACCAGCAGGCCGAACTTGCCGGACATATCGCCCAGTGCTGCCTGCTGCACGTCGATCAGCTGGTTGGCGGTAACGCCGCCGCTCTTGACCGTCAGAACATGATTCTCCAGACCGGAAACGCCCAGAACGGCGTTGACCAGCTTGACCAGCAGACCCTGCTTATACATACGCCAGTAGCGGCCAGTGTTGCGTGCCACAGCTGCCATGGGGTCAGCAGAGGTCAGCTCTCGGGTCAGCTCGAGCGCCTTCCAAGCCTTCATGCGGTCAATACGGATCCAGGACTGCTTACCGCCTGCGATCTCGGTGGGGACGTTATCGGTCACGCCGTCACGCACCAGCGGAGCATCGGTGTCAGGATCCAGCGGGTTATAGAAACGGATGGTACCCATCACGCCGCCGTTGTCCAGCGAAGCGGCCAGGCTCTGGTCGGTTGCCAGAATGCCGGAGGCGAGGATGGAATCGGAGAAAGTGGCTTCCTGATCCACAAAGCCCTGATAGACCTCGGGGTCAAACGGGAAGCCGCCAAAAGT